AAGTACCGCCTTGAGCCACAGATAAACCACCACGACCTTGTTGTTGTAGTCTGTTTTGCAAAGTAGCCAACTCTAACTCTCTGCCTGGTTGCAACAAAGCCATCTGCTGATTGAGATAGTTCTGAGCCACTGCTTCAGGAGATTGAGCAATGTATCTACTTCCAAGAGCAGTAAGCATTTTGCTCTCAGGAGATTGCGTTAAATAATCACCGCCAAGTGCTGTTAAACGCTTGCTTTCTGGTGATTGCTCTAAATATTGAGAAGCAATTTGTGCCAAGCGAGGATCATTTTGAGCATTTAAAAAGCCTTGACCTAAACCAAAGAGACTTTGTGCGCCAGCTTGAAGAGGGGCAAATTGTGCTTGCGCTCCTTCAGCTTGTTGCAAGCCCTGTTCTGCCAATCTAACTAAACGATCTTGAGCATTTTTAGCTTGTGGGTCTAATGTATATCCCGCACTTGTCAATTGACCAGTTACTGGATCAACTACAAATTGAGAAGTACCAAAGCGAGTGGTCATGCCAACAGGTCTAAACTGAGCCGCTTGTTTAGCCGCAGCAGTCTCAACATCAATTTTGGCTTGTGCCGCTTGAGCCGCTTCACGGGATGTCTGCTGTTGGAGAAGGCCAGCCGCAGTAGTTGCTCCTGTTGAAAACAAATTAGCAATCTGTGCAGTTGTTAAGCCTGTTCTTACTAGTTCAGCTACTTTAGCTGTGGTTAGACCTGTAGCGGCAGCGGTAGCGGCGGTATTTGCGGCAGTAGTGGTTGCCGCAGTCGTAGCCGCATTAGTTGTTAGTAATCCTGTAGAAGTACCAGCACCAGCAGCGGCAATTTCAGCAGCTGTTAATCCTGCCGTACCCGCTAAACTTCCACCACCTATGGCTAAGTCTGTAGCAGTTAGTGCCGCAGTTTGTGCCGCAGTCAATGCTCCTGTACCTGCCGCTGCCGCACCTGCATTCAATATGGTTGGCAAGCCAAAGAGTAATCCCGCACCCAATGCAAACTCTTTTAGACCACTTTTAACTTCTTGTTGAGTGCCAGTTTTCTCTACTTCACCAGTAGGTGTGTATTGCGTATACGATCCACCAGCTTGGTTATCAGTGGCTTTGTAGGTAATAACATTCTCAAGTCCACCAACTTGCTGATCCATTCCAGAACCAGTAGTTTGATATACGGGTTGAACAACAGTATCGCCAAGAGTTACTGTTTGACCTTGAGGAATAGTAACCGCTGCACGAGCCGCTACTTCGCCCTCTTTTAAGCCAACAGCTTGAGCCATTTGAGCAGGAGAGACTCCATACGTTTCCATAGCCTTGACGATATCGGCATCACTCATGCCTGGATTAGTAAGCAAGAAATCTATAATTTGCTGATTCGTTACGGCCATGATATTTTCCTTTTATTCGGATGCGGCTTGCAATGGTGCAAGGTCTTCAGTTGTCCAGTAGTCTTTAGCCAACATGATTTTCAAATGTTCTTTGTTGCGTGACAGGCAATCAGCCCAATCAGCATCAGACATGCTATCTGGTTTGCCACCATTTATTAGGTTGACGCTATCCATTGCGGCAGAGTAGTGCTGTGCAATTTGTTCTGATGTTGGGTTTTCCATGATTAGTTTCCTTCAAGTTGTTTAACACGAGCAGACAATTCTTTGACTGCGTTAATTAAGTACCAAGTAAGATTGTCTGCATCAACAGACATAACGCCTGTGGTTTCAGTCTTTACGCACTCAGGCAAAACTGCTTTCAATTCTTGAGCAATTACGCCAAGTTGAACGCCTGATTTTTTAATTGCATCAGTTGGCTTGAGTTCTGCATCAACTTCTTCTGGCAAACGATACTCAAAATTACGCACTTGAATTTGTGTAAGTTTTTCTAAACCAATGTTGTTGTCAACAATGTTTTTCTTCAAGCGTTGGTCAGATGTGGTTGCCCATGTTGTTGTGTTAGCCCCGTTGTATGTGCCTCCACCGCCAGCACTAATAAAAGCAGTTGAACCGCCCTTGCCTGGAGTATCCGCAGAAGTGGCTTGAATATTTATTTCATAATTTACAGTAGAACTAGACGCATTAGCATACGAACCTAAATATAAGTTGTAACTTCCAGTTGCAAGAGTTCTACCAGTTCTGTGCCCACATGACGTATTGTAAAAACCTGTTGTCACACTTTCTAAAGTTGAATTTCCTACGCCAACATTTTGTTCGGCAGTCGTAATTGCTGGTAAAGCATTTCTTCCAATTCCAACATTCGCATTGCCTGTGGTGTTGGCTGTAAGTGCAAGGCGACCAACTCCGGTATTGGATACGCCAGATGTGTTTGCATAAAGAGTTTCTTCACCAACTGCCACATTATCACTAGCAGTGTTTAAACTTAATGCTTGAAAACCTACAGAAGTGTTGTTTGCGCCTGTGACGTTATTTTTAAGTGCTTCATAACCAACACTAACATTTCCACCGCCTGTTGTGTTTGAGTAACTCGCTTGATAACCTACTGCCGTGTTGCCTGATGCTGTGCTGGAATTAAGTGCTTGATGCCCCACACCAACATTGTTACTGTTGGTACTGTTAGATACAAGCGTAGCGTAACCTATAGCGATATTATTAGCCCCTGAAGTATTATTTCGCAAAGCGTGTGAGCCAACCGCAACATTAAAAGAGTTAGTATTATTACTTCCGGCATACGTACCCAACATAGTATTATTAGTGCCAGTAACATTTAATTCAAGTGCTTGCACACCAAACGCTACGTTTTCAATCCCCGTGGTTAAAGTCCCCGCACTATATCCATAAGCAGTTAAATAAGGTGTGCCACCGCTTGTAGTTTGCTTTCCGTAAACAGTACCTAACACAGTAGGCGTAGCGGCAGAAGCACCACCACCAGAAGCAGCAATCGTAATTGCACCCGCAGCATTGGTAATTGTGACGTTTGTTCCCGCAGTCAATGTCGCCTTGGTCAACGTATTGCCTGTACTATTACCAATTAACAGTTGACCATCTGTATAGGATGTTTGACCAGTACCACCATTAGCTACTGCTAGAGTACCAGCCAAGGTTACTGTTCCTGACGATGTAACTGGCCCACCAGAAGTAGTTAAACCAGTTGTGCCGCCACTTACATCAACACTTGTTACAGTTCCAGAACCACCAGCAGATGAGGCAATAGTCTGATTAGGCCATGTTCCTGTAACAGTTACGTTTGTTCCCGCAACAATGCTAGGAGTTGCTGTTCCTGTACCACCATTAGCTACAGGTAGTTGACCTGTTACGCCTGTGGTCAAAGGCAAACCAGTTAAGTTGGTTGCAGTACCACCAGAGGGTGTGCCTAATGCACCGCCATTAACAACAGCAGCACCAGCAGAACCTACGTTGACAGCTAAAGCAGTAGCTACACCAGTACCCAAACCAGATACACCTGTTGAAATTGGTAAGCCTGTAAGGTTAGTAGCAGTTCCGCTAGATGGAGTACCAAGCACACCACCATTGACCAAAGGTGCGCCAGATGAGCCTACATTGACCGCTAGAGCCGTTGCTACACCTGTGCCTAGACCTGACACACCAGTAGCAATAGGAAGCCCTGTAGCATTTGTCAGTGTGGCACTTGTTGGTGTTCCCAAGATAGGAGTGACCAAAGTAGGCGAAGTAGCAAATACTGCTGAACCTGAACCTGTTTCATCTGTCAAAGCACCTGCAAGATTGGAGGAGCTAAATGAACCTAAAGATGTTGCATTGCCAACAGAAGTGACTGCACCTGTTAAGTTAGCGTTAGTGGTGACATTGCCTGCTGTCAAACCAGAAGCAGTACCTGTGATGTTTGTGCCAACCAAAGCAGATGGAGTGCCTAAAGCAGGAGTCACCAAAGTTGGGCTATTGGCAAACACCAAAGCACCTGAACCAGTTTCGTCTGTTACGGCAGAAGCTAGATTGGCAGATGATGGAGTACCCAAGAAAGTAGCTACACCACTACCCAAACCACTTACGCCAGTTGAGATCGGAAGACCTGTAAGGTTAGTTGCCGTACCAGAAGCAGGAGTTCCCAATGTGGGAGTCACCAATGTAGGACTGTTTGACAGAACAACTGCGCCTGTACCAGTAGATGAAGTTACACCAGTACCACCATTGGCAACGGGCAGAGTTCCTGTGATGTCAGCAGTAGATAGACTTACAGCATCCCAAGAGGCGTTTGTGCCATCAGTCTGAAGATACTTGTTTGCATTGCTTGTTTGGCTAGGCAAAAGATTATTCAGAGCAGCAGTAGCCGTAGAAGCACCTGTACCGCCATCAGCAACCGCTAAATCTGTAATACCAGTAATCGTACCGCCAGTAATTGCGGCAGAAGCATTGTCTGTCTTTGTCGCAACAGCAGTAGCAATATTGTTGAACTCTGTATCAATCTCTGTACCCTTAACAATCTTTAAAGGATTGCCAGGTGATAAGTTATCTTTGGTAGCGAAATTGGTTGATTTGGTGTAATTTGACATGGTTTACCTCTTACCCTATTTTGCCATCTTTGGCTTGAATTTCAATCTTTTGCAGAGAAAATGAAACATTATTGATTGTTGTTTCATAACCAGTTTGAACAATCTTTCCCGCACCTGAAGCATTAGCGGTCAAAGTCTTAATTGGAACGCCACTTGTGTATTCAGCAATGTTGTATTCAGCAATGCCATACTCATAGCTTATTTGTGTAGGAATATAGATGTTCTCTGATTGATAAGCACCAGAATAATCAAATCCCCACTTGATTGTTAAGAACTGATTAGACCCACCAATTACAACGGCAGTAACATTCTTTAGGATAGAAATCTGATTAGGGTTTCCTAAGTCAGCATTATTTGTATAGTACAAAAAACGATATGTAGATGCGTCATCAAGATACGTTCCATACTTACCGATATAGCCATTCTTACCAATATACAAGTCGCCATTACGCAAAGAACGTAAAGCAGTTGGTGCAATAGAGTCCCACTTAGTGACCCTAGATGCCCCATCTTGCAAAGATTGCTTGGTATCAAAGCAGTAAACTTGGAAAGTAGCGGGTAAAACAAGCAGATAAAAGGCTTCTTTTTCTGAGTAAACAGACTTCAAGTTAACCAATGTTTCACCTGCCAAAGATGAGTTTAGATCAAAACGAACATTCTTAGACAAGTCTCTTAGAGGAGCAGACTTCTCTTGGATTGTCCTCATCAGTGAACGAACACCTGAGTCTGACAAGAAAATAACATCAGAACCAACGCTTTGAATGGTATCTCTAGCAATACACCCAATAGAACCAATTGTGTCGCTCAGAACCAATGATGCGGGTGTAGAAGCACCAGAATAGACAAGAATCTGTCGTTTACCAAAGATAAACAAGAAATCATTATGTGCTGCCAAGCCCATCACTTCATCCGCACCATTAGGCCATACCCGTGAAACATCCAATGAGCCAGAAGTACCACCGCTCCATACATGACCTGCAATCAGATCAGAGAAGGTAACAGTTACTTTGTCTGTAGATGTATTAGCCACCCATAGGCGACCAAATGCGGAGATGGCAATGTTGGCAGATGGAACTGATCCTGCATAGCCTGACTTCTCAGAAACTCTGCGATAAGTAGTTGTACTTACTGCGGGGTCATAAATGATTGGATCGTGACCTGTTTGAAAGAAGTATGCAATCCCATTCAAAGATGCAGTTTGCCAGTTAGATGCCGTGATGGTAGGAGCAGTACCGCCACCACCATAGGTCAACTCAGTCACTGCATTAGCAGTACCAAGTTTGAATATCTTGTTGTTTCCAGCAAACAGAACTGTAAGAGTCCCGTCAGTCTGAACTAACTCATGGATAACACCAACATCATTAGCACCTAGATTGCCAGAAGAGGGATTAACCCTTGACCAACCTTTTCTAGCACCAATACGACCATACTGATCCAAGATGCAGTTAGTTGCAACCAAAGCAAAGCCAGCCCCTAAATCAAGGGGAGAATCTTCAGTATTCAGGCCATAAAAGCCTGGTGCTGAAAGACTATAACTTTGGAGTTGTGCTGCCATTAGACCGCCACAAAGTTGTCTTCAGGATAACGAGTTGACTCCAATGCAATAGCGTCAGAGAGCATTCCTCTAAACAAAGCATAAGCCTCATTAGAGTTTGTTCCACCATCTTCACCACGCTCAATCAAAGCACGAGCATAGGCACTTTGAGTCACCAAGTAATCAAGAACTTTTACAGATGTGCCATCAGCAGACAAATTAGCCTGTGGGATGGTCAAATCAAATTTAAGTGTATAGACACCATCAGGAACGGGAAACAAGTCAATCTTTGTGTCGCCACTACCATCTACCCCGTTAAAGCAGAACTCGCTAGGAATAGACTGTGAAGGTGTGCCAAAGTTGAGCTTGCGGTTCATGTCCGCAACAGTGGTGTTATCTAAAGTTATAACACTGGTAGTGTTAATAGCGTCATTAACACGGAACTTCTGACCCGCACCTGTCAAAGCGTAAGAGCTTGTGGCAGCAGTAGTAGTAACTGTAATTGTCTGAGATAGTACATTCCATGAATAACTATCTTCAATCTGACGCTTACCATCATTGACAAACTTGCCAATCAATGCGGAATAGGTTGTTTCGCCAACAGTAGACACTGTGCTTTCACGCAAGCGAACTAACACATCGTTAACAAGTTCTAAGTAGGTCATGTTCTTTGCGCTCCTGATACTTCAAATGTGGCAATAAAACTGAATGTACTTGCACTTTGAGTAGTAATTTGAATTCTATCGCCTTCTTCTAAAACGATATAAGCATTGCCATCAAATTGCAGGTATTCTTTAGAAGTTAAGTCGTAATTAGTAAGAATATCCAAGGTTGTGGCAGCACTTGCGTCATACCATTGAACAGTAATGTGCTTAGTCGAACCACCAGTATTGTGAATGTACATCACAGTAAACTTGGCGTAGTAACCCGTAGGAACTGTATAAACAGTTGTCAGCGTATTAGCTGTGGGGTTAAGTCCGACTGATACTGGCCTCATTTACTATTCCTCTTAGAGATCGCTTTAGCCTTTGCTTTAGCGTCTTCCTTGGACGTTGCGCCCCAAGCTCTAAGAGAAAGTAAAAGTCGGGTAGGCTTTCCATCTTTCATCTCAGCGCCAGGCATATTGCCCATTCGTGCTAAAAAGGATGCCCTACGAGGGTTATCTCCCGACTTGACTGGTGGTTTTAAATTGCCACCTGTTTCTGCATTATACGATGCTCTGCCTTTGGCATTCAAGCCCCCCTTGGGGTTTTTTCCTTCTTTTGTTTGCCAAACAGGAGATTTCATTTCTTCTTTGCGGTCTTAGCCGCAGCCTTAAATGCCGCCTCAGTAGGAGCACCTTTAGAGCCGACCTTACGCATCTTTTCCTTAGAACCCGCTTTGATGCGTTCTTGTTTGGC